TGTCTCATTTGATCTCTCGTCATTTTCAATGAAGTACCTACACCAGCTTTTGCGATCCTATGGGAAAATTCTGGCCGAGATGACAGGGTGCGATGCTCTGAGACGGATAGACTTGTTATTTAAGTGCTCTGTAGTTACTCACAATACACGAGGTTTCAAGAACTGTTTACCACCTGTTCGGGGTGCATTCGAAGGTTTCCTCAACTTTGTATGGACATCTAGCCATGCAGTCATCCTTGAAATTGCTCTAGAGGAATCTAATATAAATGGGTCGATGCTCACCTATTCTGATGACGGCTTATTGAAGATGGTTCTTCCTGGCTCAATGACAAAGGATGAGGTTAAAGCAATTGCCAAAAGGATACAGGAAGTTTACTTGCGTCATGGGCTCGAGTTCAACTTCTCTAAGACTATGTGTTCAGAGCGCGTATGGGAGTACCTTGGTGAGATTTGTATAGAAGGAGCCCTAACCCCCACCTATTCCAAAGAGCTATGTTCATTTGGGATGCTGGAAGATACTGCAGATCTTCAGCTAACGACAACACGGTTCATGACATACATTTCACAAGCTAGTGCATTAGCGAAGGCTGGGTGTCCTGCCATGGCATGTGAGTTTTTGCCTCTATTCCAATGTATGTCTGATCTTATAAGGATATTCCCTGATATACCCGTAGATGCTATTAAGGCACTACTCCTCATACCGGTTGAAGCTGGAGGGATAAGGGTGCCGACGGCTCTTGAATTGTCTTCAATATCATCCGTAACATCATCTTCTGAGTTTTTAGCTGACATGGTCTTAATTGGTGAGAGCTCTCCAAAGTTAATTGAGGTCATATCAACATTCCTCATAAACAATCTTCCTGAGAGGCAAGGAGCCCATCGATCTATAATTATGGGTGAGTATTTCCCGTCTATACAGGGTAGACTTGATGGTCGTGAGATAAAGAACTGGCTTGTAGACAAATTGAGAGCGAGGTTAGGGTCAGTGGTTCCAGAGAATCCCTTGACTGGTACAAGGCTGACACAACTTGCCTCAGTACTGAGATCAATTGATAACATAAATCCCAAGGTGATATCAAAGATCATAGAATCAACACCCCAGATGCAAACATACTTAGAGTTTTGCGATAATATGACAAAGAGCGGTGCGCTAAGATTGATGAGGCCAGGAGAGTTGATTGTAGCCATGAATAAAGATAAGAGAATGCTCCAAAAGAGATTGCAAGACCTAAGGAAGTTATGCTCCCAGAAGTCATTATCTCCATTCAAAGACTACCTGGATCAGGTGTTTACTATGTACTACACCGATTATGACGTCACCATCCCGAAGTTGTCTCTTAGATCATGCTTGAGGAAAGCTGTAGGCAACGAAGTTCCTGATGTAACTGTACTGTTTGATCTCACGCCAACTAGTGATAATCACCTCACGATCTCTGATTTGAACTACACCGAACCCTCCATGTCTACAGCATCTCCGACCACTAATTCAATCTGGTCTGAACATGTGTCAAAATCCATAGAGCTCAAGGATCAGAGGAAGTATGCTGCATTCATAGCTTCTGTTCTTGTTTCATCTCCTGAGTTAGGTGATGCATTGAATGCAATCTCATGCATATTCGGGATCAAGTTGCCGGCCGTGTCTATAGAATTCAGTAATAATGTTGAAAGGATCAGGAAGACAAAGGGTAAAGGTGAAGATATAACGCTTTTCGGAGAAAGAGTACTTAGGGCTCGAAGTGTTATCCGGTTCTCGGAGAAAGTTTTAAGGTTGAGGGACAATATATCAAATGTCGACTTTACGACCTTGCCAGGATTACTTAGGCTACACGCATGCCACATGTTGACATACTCTGGGATCTACCACAAAAGACCGTCGATGAGTGTTATCAGAATGCCATTTGTCATCAAGAATGATGATATGTTTAGGAATAACGAGATGAGGCTGGCTAGAGACTTAGATTTTGCGTCAATCCCTGATGCGCCTGAGTTAAAGCCAAGGTTAAAGGATGAGTTTGAGAAGCAGATGGAGATAGTAATGAACGAGGCACGTGCGACTTGTATATTCAGGGAGCTCCACAACTACAGCCCAGATGAGGTTAAAGAGGTATCTGCAATCGCGATTGAAGTTTGGGTGTCAGACTTATCAGATTGGGTCTCTAAGATGGCGATTAGTGACTTTCATGCTGGTGCAGTACTACCGGCATTGATGCCCATAGTCCCATTTTCTAACCCGGAGTTAAACAGGAGAGCAATTCAAGAGGGAATCTTCAAATTGATGAAGTACACGAGAAAGATATGTAGACTAAATTCAGTGGAATATGACATCACTGCCGTCACATCGAACTTCTCTTACAGCTACTCTGGATATCATGAGATGTTGAGTAGTGCTGGTGTAATTTTACCGCCTTGGGTAGAAGTGGAGAATATGTTCAAAACACTTGAAGAAGACTATAAAGAGTGGAACGAGAAGAACTCAGTGCTCAAGAATGCAGTTATCCCAGTGGCTGTCATTGACTCAAAGAACTGCCAGTCAACACAAGCAACATCAGTTAGGGTGAAAGCCATAAAATCTATGGTTGAGGCAACAAGAGAGCATATATACACAGTGTGTAGCAAGAATGGCTGGGACTCAAAGAGATCAGCAGTCGAGCTAAACCTAAGGGGGATGACCAGAATTGATGACCTTCTGAATGTGATATCGATAGTGAACCCACTTATGATAGCATCTGAGCATCGATCTGCAACGCACCCATATAACCAGATCATGGCAGAGATTGAGACAGCCAAGTTTATCCAGGTAGGAATCAACATGATGACTCTAGTTAGAAAGGAATTCAGACCTAACTATATACCAACCGATGATGAGATAGACACTGTCATAGACTATATCAAATCACAG